CAGGAACTTGGCCCACAACCTGTATTAATTGTAATACCTGTTGTATCGTAACTTCCTTTGCCATGAAGGTATCATAGCTTTTTGCTTGGCAAAGGAAGTCGCCTTTAATAGACATGTCATCTGAATCTGCCATCAACCAATAATATATGGCAGATACATTTGCATTAACTAAACTATTTAATGACCTTACTACTGACGTAGTTAATTTGTTTTGATTTTCATTCAGGATCTGCATTCCTGTAGCAGTCTTAGTTTGGTACTGTGCACCACTACCCATACCTATAGGTGTTTGCCCTGAAGATAAATCCGTATTCCTTTCTACTATTCTAAGTAAGTCTACTAATCCACTTGTTACATCTGGCACTAACACTGGTTTAAAAGCGTCATTAACGCTTTCACCAGTCTTCATTCTGAATATCTTACCGGGGAATACATCATAGAAATCATCCTGAGTACTATCAAAAGCATTAGGGTTTATTGCAAACATAGGCTGAGAAGCCATTGTTTTCCCTTCTACAATCATTCCATAAATAAAATTGACCATAGACTGGTCATCACGGATAGCTTCGTATATTCCACTACCCCATATACTATCCTCCTGTTCTTGCCAATAACAAAAATCATATGGGATTCTTCCATCAAATGGATTAGGGATAGCCCTTAATACTTTAGAACCTAATACAGTTACTACGACAGGCATATGGACTGGCCCTTCCTCGGTCATCTTGGCAGGGATCTCCATATGTTGTTCTAATTCCTGCTTCCCTATCCCCCTATGCCATAGTTCTAATACACAAAAGTTCTTATTCTTATCGTAACTTGTACTCCATCTTTTAGGAGATGTACCACCTATATCTGATACTGTTTGTCCTTCTCCTGTTTCAATACATCGTTCAATTAATTCTGGATCTAGGTTGCCATTAGAGGCTTGAGCCATTGTCCTTAATTCCTGAGCAGACATATAACGCCTCTGAATAACCCAATCTAAATCGGTTTTTCCTGTAGCACCAGAAGATGGGAAAATATCCCAAACAGAAATCCATTCAACATGAGGATGCATTTCTGATTCAACTGCCTCCTCAATCATTTCCATTAGAGGATCTGCGTATGCTGTCTGGTATAATGGGAAGTCAATCTTTTTTAGTACGATTGACTTGGTAACTCCCGTACCATACAATGTCTGCTCATTAATTACTTTAGATAGGACATCTTCATACCCTGTCATATCAAATATATCCCTAATTTTTAATTCGCAATTCTTCGCCCTTATGGTAGCTTCATCATAAGGTGAATCACTCCTTAATACATCAGGCGACATAAACTTCGGTCTACGTGCAGGTGTAATCTTAAATGGGATCTTACCCTGCTGGAACGTAGAACTCATCAACTTGGTTCGTGCCTCGTGAACTTTACGCTTCGTGAGGTTCACATATATACCACGTTCCTTTGCGATTTCTACTGCCTTGGATACTACATCAGGGAACTCTCCTCGCATAGCATGCCATGCTGATTCCCATATTGCTTCCTTAGTTGTTCGCTCAGAATCCGAAGATGCTTCTGTATACAGCTCCTGTACAAGTAACCCTAGCGAATCTGGAAGTAGCCCCTCTGGTCTGTCCTCGTCACTATCAGACGTAATATACTGGGTGCTTTCCTTAGTGTATTCAGCCATTACTATTTCTTTTTATTTCGATAAAGTGCTGTATAATCTGTTCTCAATTTTATACCTTTCTTTTTAGCGGCTTCTATTAATTTTTTTCTTTTTCTCTCCTGTTCCTCTCTTTTCTTTTTAGCAGCGATTTTCCTTTGTGCTGCTAACCTTGCCTCCGCCATAAGCTTCTTGCTTTTTATATTTTTCTTTACTATACCTATTCTTCCAGCTACATTTTTCTTAGGGCTTGCTTTCTTTACTGCATTTTTAGCAGACCTAGTAGAAGCAGATTGGAATCTTTCTTCTTTACCCTCCTTGACGGATGGCTTTATAGGTTTTCTAGTTCCCGGCATAGCAACCTCCTTATTTTTTCTTTTCTGGCCCTTGGTTAATCCACTGGTTGGCTGCTGCTCCAGCTCCTGCTGAAACGGAAAGCGGGGCTACCACCTTAACTGCTTTTCTTGCTACTATACCTGCTCTTCCAGCTACATTCTTTGCTTTCTTGTCTTTTTTCTTGTTCATCTTATTAAACTTTGATGCTTTATTTGCCTTAACCATTTTTGCTGCATCCGATTTAGTTGGAAGCGGTTTTTTCTTATTCTTTAATTTAAGTATATCTGGCCTTTTAGCCCTTGACGACCTATAAGCTGCCCCACCAGAGCCACCTATTCTTTCTAGAATGTCAGCATTTGTTTCAGTAGCAGTTCTTGAAAACTTCTTTTGCTTTATCTTACTTGCCATAGTTACCTTTTCCTAGTTTGTTTCCTTACGACTTTACGTTGATATACTGGGGTTGGATTATTTCTTCATAGCTTTACGGAATATCTTTAATTGCTTATCAAATATTTTAAAAAATTTGTCAGCGTCCTTTTTGTAAACACTCATATTGTCAGTCCTGATTTCTCCCGTATACCCATTTGGAACAGCATTATCTAAACTATTTTGTAGATTGCGAATAAATTCTTTCTTACGTTGACGAATGCTAGTCTTCTTTGTACTAGCCTTTTTTATATTTGGCATAGCTACCTCTTCCTAGTTTGTTTCCTTACGACTTTACGTTGATATACTGGGGTTGGATTATTCTTACTTGGTTTCTTATACCCATATTTCATGGGGTTTTCAGGGGGTGTCATAGTATGCATGATGGTGTTTTAATGCGATACAAGGAGATCTGAGCATCTTTTTTTTAAACATTTGATCATTATCAGCCTAAAATACAGAAAAGTGGCAGTCAATATAAATATTATTTAACCTGTCTCCATTTGTTTTAAAAACTCATCATACCCCATTGTTCCCTTAGCCTGATTGCATTTACGGCAAGCAACTACCAGATTACTTTCTTCAAGCATTTCAGCCCTAGTGTTAAGTTTTGCAATCGGAACCTTGTGATCTAAAACAAAATCTTCTGGTGTCAACCTTATTTTGCAGTAATGGCAGGGTGCTGTATTATCAGATAGCCTTGCTTCCATCCACTTACTAATATAAGTAGATCTATTATAACCACCCTTCTTCCCTCTTATATCTCCTGATATAACCATTCTCTCCCACGCACGTTTCTCCTTGCAACTCTTTGAACAATACTTCTGAGTTGTAGATTGAAATTTACTTGGAGTATATTTAGAACTACACTGTTCACATACCTTAGTTATTTCCATCTACGCCCTCACATAATATTCTCTTCGTTGAGACTTTGGCTGATGTGGTAGCTCTGGCCCCGGTAGATGTGGGTGCATATAACACATATATGCAGCAATAGCTAAAGACATAACCCTATCATCGTGACATCCATGCTGAGCTGCTTCCTTACCATTATTATGTACAACGAAAGTCTGCAGTTCATCTATTGTAGCTTTAGAATATATTTCAATTTCCTCTTCACGTATAAGCCTGCGTAACAAATCAAGGATTAACTTCCTTGTTTTTATGTTAGTATTAAACCCTAATCTCTTCTTCTGACGCTGACCACGTTCATCAAGAGCCTTCTCAATATATATATTGCCATACTGATGTATTGATGATAAAAACTTTAAAGTTAACAGCCCGTGATTATTATTCTCTACTGCAACAAGTGCATTGTTATACCATATCCCTATAGTAGCTGTTATCCATGCAAGCAGGTCTGGGTCTATACGTGCACACCATGTGCCACATTCTTCATACGTTTCTGCATCTAACACAGTAACTACAGAATAATCTGCATCACCTGTATCAGACATTATACCTTCTGCAACATCCACTCCTATCCTATAATGCCTCCCATCTTGAGGTGGATTAAATACAGCAAACTCTCCATCAGGCTTACTCTCCATAAAATAACGCATTTTTTCTACACCACCAATATTATGGAACCCGTTAACCGGAACTTCAAATCTCTTGGGCGGGGACTCCCTCTCCCTCTCCTCTGCTTCAAACCACATCTTAGTCAAGTTCACTGAATCAAATGCACTTCTACCTGATGCGACAAAAGCTTCTCTCGCAGTAGTAGGATATTCCTGATGAAATACATTCAAGTCTCCCTGACATTCAGGAGAAATAATTTTATTCCTCCTCCACTTTAAATGTTCAAGTGTTACTTCAAATTCAAATACCCCATCATCTGTTTCATAAGATGTTTCTACACCGAATAGGTTCTTTTCTTCATCTCCTCCATATACAGGGTTTGTACCTAATGATTTTTTAAATGAATCCCCCTTAAGCTCCTCCTTACTTAGTTCTGTTTTATATTCATCAAAAACAAACCAAGGGAAGAATATAGTTTGTAATCCACTTACATCCTTATCTGCTCGCCACCATTCTTTTTCAAAATAGTTACCTACCCCCTTTGCTGTACTCTCCAACCAGATCTCTGTCCCATACCCCTGTACAACACAGTTCATCATACCAGTTGCATATTCACGGGCACGACCACCCCAACGGGCAACCTCGGAACAATGAAGCATATCAATCCCGGCCCCCACTACCTCAGAGCCTTCTACAGTAGACATCCCATACCTAGAGTTAAGACCCTTGCCATCACTGGAACCCCATGTTAACTCCTGTTTACCTGAGTAATGTGAGAGGGGTTTAATGAATTCAGGATAGTTCTGCTCCATAACTTTCGTCATGGCAAACATTTCTGAAGTTGTATTCTTGGAATGTGTGCAGATGTGCACTAACTGATTGAACTGGGTGGCAGCACGTTTAAACATACGTGCCTGTACGTAGGTAGAAATACCAAATCGTCTCGCCTTCAAGACAATTATTCTTACATGTCCCTTTTCTTCTAGCTGCTTCTGTGCTATACCATGTAAAATCTTCTGCACAGGATTCATTACAAAAGGAATGAGCTTCTTTGTCCCTAATTCCTGAATCTTTAAGCAATATTGAAAATAAGTATCGTGATCCTGAAGCCGATCCATCAGCTCCTGCATCGCCTCCTTATCATCCATCCTTGGAGATTGTTGTGCCATCCAGTATATTTAACCTTAAATACCTTGCAATTAAAATGGCATCAGCAATTCCGTGATCTTTAACCCTTGTTAA